AGATGGACTGGGTAATTCTTGTCCCTCACAACATCATCGGGCCACGCCAGAAATACGATGACCCTTTTCGCAATGTTGCTTCGATTATGACTAACCGACTCTTGCAGGGCAAGCCGCCAATCATTTATGGCGATGGAACTCAGATGAGATGCTTTAGCTTTATTGACGATGTAATCGAACCGCTCTACACCGCCTGCCTAAGTGACGAGGCTGTGGGCGAGGTAATCAACATTGGCCCTGACGAGGAATCGGTCACAATAAACGAACTTGCAGGCAGGTTACAAAAAATCATAGGAACAAACTTCCAGCCGATTTATACCGGGGGCAGACCACAAGAAGTCAAGATTGCGCTCTGCTCTAGCGATAAGGCTCGCAGGCTCTTGGGCTACAAAACCTCTACCACCCTAGACGAGGGACTAACGGAGCTAGTCGAGTGGATCAAAGATAGGGGAGTAAAAGACTTTGAGTATCACTTACCTATCGAAATTGAGTCTGACCGACTGCCCGACACTTGGGCTAAGCGGTTGTTCTAAAGGTAGAATTTAGGCAGGAGAACTCATGGCAATTTCTAACGGATACGCAACCCTTCAACAAGTCAAAGCAGCTATCGGCATCCAAGACGGATTCGATGACTCACTACTAGAGATGGCGATTGAATCAGCCTCTCGCCAGATTGACTCTTACACCGAGCGTTACTTCTACAACGCTGGAACTGCAACAAAGATTTTCGCACCGATTGACAACTGGGTATGCCCGACTGAAGACTTCATCACGCTCTCAAAGGTAGAGACCTCTGAAGATGGCGAGAGCTACGACACCGAGTGGGAAGTTACCGATTGGCAAGAAGAACCGCTAAATGGTCGAGCAGGTGGATTAGTCACAGCCTTCACTCAGATTCGAGCTATTGAGGATTATCTGTTCCCTTACCGCAACGGTGAAGCAACTGTTCGCATCACAGGCACTTGGGGCTGGTCTGCTGTTCCTATTGCAATCACCCAGGCAACTGTCATTCTTGCTTCCAGAATCTTCAAGCGACTCGACTCGCCTTTGGGCATCATCTCAGGCGAGCTAGGTTCTATGAGAATCGGCTTCCGCCTTGATCCAGATGTCCAGCACCTCATTGACCCCTACCGCCGAATTGCGATGGCGTAATGGCAAACATTACAGAACTGCGTGAGGGTATTGCAGCTAATCTTGCGACCATCCCCGGTCTGAGAACTGCTGCAACAATCCCTGACAACCCAAGCCCACCGATTGCGATAGTGCAACTCAACCGAGTTCAGTATCACCAAGACTTCAAGCGTGGCATGACTGAGTATGACTTTTCTGTGCAGGTCATTGTGGGCAGGGTAGATGAAAGAACCGCTCAGCGCAGACTTGACGCTTACTGCTCTAGCACAGGAGAATCAGCTATTGGTCTTGCGATAGAATCAGATAGGACACTAGGCGGAAAGGCCTTTGACTGCATAGTGACCGAAATGACGAACTATGGCTCGGTTCTGATTTCAGATGTAACTTATCTGGCAGCCGAGTTCAATGTTCGTGTTTTAGCTAGCTAACTAATAGGAGAAAAATAAATGCCAAAGCAAGTCCTGACGGATGTTGTTGTTCAGCTAAACGGAACAGCAATCTCCCAGAATGTTAACTCAGTAGAGCTAACAACTACTTCGGATGCAATCGAGACCAGCAGCTTCGGATCTGCGGGATGGCGCACTTATGTGGGCGGTCTAAAGTCCGGCTCTGTTACTCTGAGCTTCCACAATGATTACGCATCAACTGCACTGGACAGCATCCTTTACAACCTGTTCAACACAGTCGCAACAGTAGCAATTTTCCCTGCTGGAACTCCAGCCGGAACTAATGCTCCGAAATACGAGTTCACCGCTCTGGTAGACAACCTAGCTCCTGTATCAGGTGCAGTTGGAGACCTAGCAGTTCAGAACCTAACTTGGACTATCAGCGGTGCTGTAAACCGAGGCACAGTCTAAATAACTAAATAGCAGAAAGGAAACCAAGCTATGAGAATGCAACTTGAAGTCGAGTTCCTAGACGGAACCAAAAAAGATGTCGCAGTCGTGATGTCTGACATGGTGAAGTTCGAGAGCGAGTTTTCGCTAAGCATCGCCAAGCTAGGGCAGGAGATGAAAGTAACTCACCTGCTCTGGCTTGCTTGGTCATCGCTAACTAGACAGAAGCAAGTAACTACCGACTTTGATAGTTGGGTAGAGACTGTTGCTGCTATCGGAGCGACTGACCCAAAAGCATCAAAGGGCTAGGAGATAGCTCCGCACATTGGTATCTAGCCGGATTAGCTTATGAATACAAAATAAGCCCGGCGGAACTTATGAAGCTAGATGAGAGAATGCTCTGGACAATGGGCAGGTATCTAGTCTGGCGAGCGCAAGAAATGACTAAGTAGAAGCCGCCCCAATCGGGGCGGTTTTCTATTAGGTAGAATTGACTAGAGGTGTGCCAGTGATTCGCTCAATGCTACAAATAAACGCTCAAGACATAAAGAAGCTGAAAAAACAGCTCAATGAGATTGAGCCGGGTTTGCGCAACGAGTTTGTCAAAGAAATCAAGTCTGTTGGTAGAGATGCAGCAAAGCCAATAAAGAAGGCAATTAAGCGAGTTACCCCTCTTAGCGGAATGATAAACAATGAGGGTAAAACTGCTTGGGGTAGAGGCAAGCCAATAGACTCAACAACAATTAGATCTAAACTCAAAGCTGGGGGCAAGAGCATGAACGCTTCCTTAGTGAGTATCCGCCTAAACTCTGCTGCTGTAAACATTCTCGACATGGCTGGTCGCTCAGGTGCTTATGTGGGGCAGGGTAAAAGAAAAAGCGGTATGACTCCAGTAGTTAGGCGAACTGCTGGCGGTGACTTGGTTGCTTATGCAAGACGCACAACAGCTGAGGCAGGTCAGAAGTTCATACAAAACCTCAATTCTGTTGGTGGGATTGTGAAAAGGTCAGCATCAAGAATCGCATGGCCTTCGATTGAAAAAGACTTGCCACGAGTAGAAAAAGACATTGACAAAGTAATCTTGAAGTATTACCGCAGAGCGAACAGGATTTTTAGCTAATGGCTGTAAATGTAGTCCTCAAATCAGTATTCGATAACAAAGGCCTCACTGGCGCTCAAAAGGCTTTTGACGGATTTGGTAAAAACATTGCAAAAATCGGCGGTCTTTTAGCTGGTGCGTTCTCTGTTGGAGCGTTGGCGAATTTTGCTAAGGCGGCTGCTGAAGACGCAAAAAGCGCAGCCCTGCTCGCTACTCAGCTAAGAAATACAGTTGGCGCTAATGAAGAAATGATTGCTTCGGTTGAGCAATCAATTAAGAGGATGCAGCTATCGGCTGCTGTTTCTGATGATGTTCTTAGACCTGCCTTTGCACAGCTTGTCCGAGCGACTGGCGATGTATCTAAATCACAAAGACTTATGCAGATTGCCTTGGATGTTTCGGCTGCAACTGGTCGAGATGTCAATGCCGTCACCATTGCCCTGTCTCGTGCCTATCAAGGAAACACGACAGCCCTATCTCGTTTAGGTATCAAAGCCGAAGAAGGCGTGGATGTCTTTGCTCAGCTGGAAAAACAATTCGCCGGGGCTGCTGAAACTGCTGCTCGTAACGATCCGTTCCAACGCTTGACGATTATTTTTGGGGAGCTAGAAGAACAAATTGGGCAGATGTTCTTGCCCTACCTGAACGAGATAGCCGATTACTTTGCAAGCGCTGATTTCCAAACCGCTTTTGCATCTATGGCAGCTTCCATCGGCGAAGCTATCAAACAAATAGATGTCCTGTTTAGAACACTCACAGGCAGCACAGCCCTGACATTCTTCATCAACTTAGTGGATGCCGCCGCTGTTGGATTAGCTCAGATTGCCTTTGTGGCAGGTGACGCAGCTAAGACAATAGGAATGATTTTTGCAGGAGACTTTGCAGGAGCGGGCAGACAGTTCTCAACATTCCTAGACCGCTACAACAAATTTGTTCAAGACATCTATGACGAGCAAGATGCAGCAAAAGCCAGAGCGGCTGAAACTGGCAAGAGCATCTTTACAAGCACTATCCCAACAGTCGGCGGCGGTGGGGCTGGTCGTGGTCGAGGTCAATCGGCATTCGAGCAAACTAGAAAAATCATCCAAGATGCTCAAAAGAAACTTAGGGAAGCCAACACTCGTTACCTTGAAGCCATTACAAAGGCTAGGGCTGAATACAACAAGACCATAAGCGAAGCCGAGAAAACTTACAGCGAGGCTGTCGCTGAGGCTACAAAGACTAGAGACGAATCTCTAGCTAGGTCTCTTGCAGATCACACTAAGAATCTTGCAGGTATCCAGAAAGACTTTGCTCAAAGACAAGCCGACATAATTCAGACAAGCATTGACCGCCTGCGTGATGCCTACGCTTCGGCAGTTAGAACCAATGTCGCTGACCTGTTTGGAACTGAAGAAGTCGGCAAGTCAATAGACAACCTTGTAAAGAACCTAAGAGATAGGCTGACGGCTTCTCGCACCCTTGTCTCTAATTCGGCTCTATTAGCCTCTCAGGGCTTCTCTCAGACCTTTATTGAGCAGATAGTAGGGGCGGGCTTAGAAACAGGTAATGAGCTTGCTACGGCGATTCTGCAAGCTACTCCTGAGACCCAGAAGGAACTAAAGTCACTATTCGGGGCGCTGGAGTCAGAGTCCGAGACTGGCATGAACACGCTGTCCCAAACAATTTTCGACAAAACAGGTCTAGCCACTACTGAGCTAAAGAGATTGTTCGAGCAGACCAAGACTGATTTAGCTGCTGCGCTAAAAGACGCTAATCAGGAATACACAGACTCTCAAGCTGAAATCCTAAAAACCTTCAATGAGTCTATGGCTCAGGCACAAGTCGCTAGAGATGAAGCCTTTGCTGCTGCTAATGCAAAATTGCAAGAGGCTCTGAAGGAAGCTAAGGATGAATACCTTGAGACAATAGATGCAATCAAAAAGGCTTTCCTTGAGCAGATTTCTGCCCTTGAGGGTAGTCTCGGCGGATTACAGGGAACAGTCTTGCAATTCTTATCCCTGCTAAAAACTCTATCCACTTCGACTGTTTCTCTACCTACTCCGAAGATTACAACCTTGCCCGGCTCAACCGGCAGCCTATCCCCTACTATTCAGACGCTACCTAGCCCAAACTCAAGTCGGCCTTCAGTAGTGGTAAACAATTTTGTCAAAGTTGATCAAACACAAAGTGCAGACATGGTTGGAAAAGAACTGTCTAAGTCCATCAACAGATACACGAGTAGAGGTGGCGGTCTAAGGACTTCGCCGGGGGCTATCTAATGGCAACTCAGAAAGTTGAAATCGGATTTGACCTAACAGATGCAGGGACAGGGCCATTCTTCCGTTTAGATGACCCGATTCAGGGTGTCCTAGATAACACCGAGTTCGTTTTAGGTGGAACGCTTTTCTACGATGTAACCGAGCTAGTGACCTCAATCTCTATCCGCAGAGGTAAAAACCGAGAGCTAGACCAATACGATCAGGGATTAGCAAATGTTGTCTTCAACAACAACCAGCGAACCTTCGACCCTGAATACACCCTTAGCCCCTACGCAGGGCAGATTATCCCTAAGCGCCAAATTAGAATCTCCTCAGATGGAGTGCTTCAGTTCTTTGGATTAGTGGATGACTGGAATCTTTCCTACGAACCTAACGGCGATTCAATGGCAGCAGCAGCTTGCTCCGATGCAACATCCGCCCTTGCTAATCAGACACTCTTTACCAGAACTAATACAGTCCAGAAGTCAGGGGAAAGAGTAAATGAAATTCTTTCTTTACCTGAGATTGACTGGCCTCTATCACAGCGACAAATAGATACCGGGCAGATGACTCTAGGGGCAGACACAATCCCCGATAACACAAACGCTCTAGGTTACTTCCGACTAATCGAGCAGTCCGAACCCGGTTCTTTCTTTATCGGTAAAGACGGATCGGTGGTATTCAAAGACCGCACCGCAGCGCCTCTCTCAGACGGCGTGGTTCTAGCCGATGACAATTCAGGAATCCCTTATCAGTCTTTGAGGGTGCAATACGGCTCTGAGCTACTGGCTAACGAGATTGTCTTGGAGTCAGGGATAACAAATACCCAAGTAACTACCACCGACCTTGACTCTGTCGAGGAATACGGAATCTTCAACCTGACCCGAACCGGACTACTAATCGGCAACGACTCAGACCTAGAAGACCTAGCCGACTTTTACGCTCAAAAATACTCATCCCCGGAATACCGCTTCGAGTCGGTAGACATCCTGATTGACGAGTTGAGCGCAGGGCAACAAACAGACCTCTTAGCCCTAGAGCTAGGGGATGTAGTAGAAATCAAATTCACCCCAAACGGAATACCCCCTGCCATAACGAAATACGCAGAGATTATCCGTATTGACCACAACATTGACCTGAACAGCCATGTCCTATCACTTGGCTTCTCGACACTAGACTTTGCGCTATTCGTATTGGATGAC